TCCACATATTAACCAAGTTCCTTATTGTTGTCTGCTACTTTTAATTTTTCAGCTTCTTCTTTGTAATAGTTCACACTTGATATTCCTAACAGAGTATTAAGGAATGTGTCGATTGCGACTATCGTTGTTGCGATCTCGACTTTGTAAGGGAAACCCCAAACATCAGCCAAAGCCAACCATAATGTAGCGATTGCAGGTAAAACGATCTTGCCAATAAAAGACAAAGTGTCATATGTTTTGTTGTTTAATTTCATATCATTCTCCTTAATTTTCCAATTCCTCAATTCTGTTTCTTGCCCAGACTCTTTGTGCAAGAGTTTCTCTATATTGTTTCGAATACTTTGCGGTGATTTTTATGACATCAGCCACCCAAGTCAGCGGATTGCTTAACGCCATGATTTCTTCAAAGCATCTTGATGTTATATAGTCGGTTTCATATAAAAAGGACTTCAAGGTTGCTATTTCCTTTAAGTCCTCTTTGTGCTGAATTTCATCCAATATTTCTTGGTATTTTTCGGCATCGAATATCAGTTGATTCTTGCCTAATTTGTAGGCATGAAGTTTGTTATCGTTGAGATCGTACTGACTCAAATCTAACTCGACAAAATCTTTCTTCGTACCTGTGTGTCTTATTATCGATACATAACCTTGAGCATCGCATATGACTTGATATTTCATTTGTATCTTCCTTTATAGCAGAATGCGGTCGAGTTTCCCTTGCTCACATATCCATCGCTATTAGCCTGTAAGTAAGCACTTAACATACCACCTGCATATGACTTCTGGAAACTGTAGTAAGCGGTATGCTGACCTTGTTCACCTGCAGGTTCTGTGCCTGTCCGTGAGTAAGCCTGTGATGCGGTGCTGAATATGAAGTTGTCGGCAGTTAAATTCTGGTAACCGCTTATATCTGTGCAATTATACGATTGTGCCGAACCCAATGATATCAGTTTGCTAGGTTTTACTACCAGATAGGCATGAAGACTATTGTATTGCACACCCCAATTATCGAAATAAGTGCCGAAGTGAGTTGCACCCCTAAATGTTAAAACACTTGTCGATGAATTGTATGACTTTTCAAGGTTGATCCAGATATCGCCATAGTCCGCATGGTTTCCGCTTACCCAACCTACTCTATGTGTTCTTGATGAACTGTTTATCGTGCCAAAGAAGAAATTATTTACGGTCAGTTGTGTAGTGTCGATATTAGTTATGCCTTTGCCGGATAAAATACTTCCGACATTGAATGTCTGTGCAGTTCCCAAATCTATGACAGATTGATTAGTCCATACCTCATCATTGCCTACATAGACCGCCTGTATCTCTTCGTTCCCTTGATAAATGTTGTTTATCTCGTTTGTTCCTTGATAGATCATGTTAGTCCTTTACCATGTAGATCGTGTTGGCATCTTTATTCAATAATGCTTCATATTCCTGTTCTGTAAGAACAACAATCTCAAGACCGCTGATGGATGTTCCATCGCCTTTTATGACTCGTTTGTCCTGTACCGATACAACACCATTCGCACCTGTGGTGACAACATACAAAAGCAAATCTCTTGATGTTCCGCTTCCGTTGATGTTGTCGCTCTGCATATTGGATGCAGTTCTCTGCACGAAAGCACCTGTCGAACCATTCGGTCTTGAGAGATCGATATTGGCACACAGATAGATTGTAGAGTTTGCAACCAATGTCACAGACTCCAGAGATGTAACCCTGAAGAACGATCCACCGATAACCGCTTGGCTTCCTGCATCGAATGTTACATTCAGGCTATCACTACTATAATTTAGTTGAAATTCTGATCCGATGCCCTTGCAGACCGTATCAGCAATACCTGTCGCATATGTTCCGCCATCAAATTTGGATGGAATATCATACGAATCGCCTGTGTCATGTAGTGTTTGAATTGCCATATTAGTCCTCGCTTTCTGTTAATCTTTGATAAACAAAGTTTGTTGATGTTCCGTATCTGTCAAGTATTAGATGCGGACAGTAGGTTGTCGGTGAAAAATCTTGATGAAAAAAAACCATTTCATTTGGAATATGGTATCGGTGTTGCAAATCAAAGATAAGGCTTATCGCTCTATCTTCACCTTGCTGATATAGATCATCGTTAAGGTTATCGCAAATCTCAATCGCTATCCCATACCGACACCCAAAGTCTTTCCCCTTACCTGTGTTATAGACCGCCCAATCATCCGGCATTACCTGTATTGTTTCCGTATGATCGCAGATATAGTGAGTGCCTTGAGAGGTCTTGCAATCATCTTTCAAGTAATCAAAAAGTTGTCTTGCCGACAACTCCGTATTATTTGTGTTGTGAATTACAATGCACTTGATGTCTTCCTCTGTGCGAGGAAAACCATATTGTATATATTTGTTTTCTGGCAACATTGTCATACCTCACTTTCTACATAGGAAAAGTGATAACCGTGTGTTTGTTTATAAACACCTCGGCAACAAGCACTTATATTGCTATAATCAACATTAAGTATTCTATTCGCTTCGTGAATGCTTGGATAGATCGTGTCGGTTTCCAGACAATAAATCTTCTTGCTCTTCTTTGGATGATTTTTAAGTGCTAGTGCTATTTTCATTCTGTGTTCTTCTGTTTCTGGTTTTCTTATAACCATTTTGTTTGATAGGCTAATCTTCCTTTTTGTTTCTTCCGAATGATGATAACCAACACGATGGCTTTTCCCTTTGTTAGCAATACTTATCTTCTGTTTTACTTCATCGGATATTTTATGTCCTCTCAATCCATTGGATATTGCTTCTCTATGTTCTTTGGTTAATTTCTTTCCTTTGAAATATCCACCCTTTCCTATATTGGCAATCCTCATTTTTGCAATAGTTTCTGGAGATAACTTCCTGCCTTTCTTTTTCAAGGACATTATTCTTTTGCTTTCTTCAGAAAAGTGATAACCCAATATGCCTTTATCACCACCCATTGTTATATTGAAACCATAGTTTTTATCGCTAGTTTTGAAAAGACCAATCAGCAATATTTCTAAGTCACTCGCCTGTTTGCTTGTTAAGTTTGAAAACAGGATTTTATGCTCAAAAGCATCCCAACCATACTTCTTTATAGTTCTAAAAAAATATTGATTGTTTTTATATCCGTTTCCATAATTCCACCTAACTTTTGGTTTGTTTTTTGTAATGCCGATATATGACCTACCATCCTTTTTCAAGGTGTGGCAATAGACAATATATTTCATATCTTCCATTATAAGCCACACCTCTCTAAATTCTTGACATTGTGAGCATCTGGGTTAATTTGCTTCGAACTTTTCCCATAATTAGATGGAATGAAGTTATATTCTGGTTTGATGCCTTGCTGATTTCATAACCTGTGATTACCGAATTATAGTAGTCATCATTGTGGTAAATATCTATACTTCCACCTAATTTAAAATCACCAAATTCAAAGACAAAATTTTTAACCACAACATCCATTTCGATGCGGTGATTATACATATTCTCCGGCAGATTCGCACTAACCAGATCGCTCAAGTCATCATCGCTGAAGACTATCTTCGTGTTGGTGATATCAAATCTGTTTGCGGTTGTACTAGGTTCTTCCACAATTCCGTTCTTTGTAGCAACATAGGTCATTCGGTATGTCTTGTCCTGTGCAAAGACAATCAATCGGTTTGTTTCTTCGATCGTTGTCATCGGTGACATATTCTGGATCGCAAACATATTGTTGCCGACCTTTATCGCTTCATAATCTGGAACTTTAATGTGGCAGTAGTTCGTTCCGCTGACATTGATTTCAAACGAGAAGATAATGCCATAGTTTTCATATAACTCATAGATGAACTGCTCCATGTCCTTTTGAGTGTACTGCTCATTGCCATCCTCATCCAGATCGGTTGGAAGATTGGCACTTGTTGTTCCCTCATAATCAATCGTTATACCGCCTAATCTCTGTGCTACAAGACCATCGGTATAGGTTGAACCATAAATCTTGCCCTGTGCATATTGCCCTAGCAGATAGGCTATTTCTTCTTCCAGAGTGGCACTAGGATAGACATTGTATATCCATGTTCCCTTGTAGAACGATTGCATCTGTGAACAGGTAATCTTCAAATCATCTATGGTCTTGATTACTCCGTTATAGAGCGGTGTTCCCATAGGATCGTATAAGACCAAAACATCACCGATATTCACATTTGAAGTCATCTCCTGTACGTTGACGGTTGATGTTGAATTGGTCATAAGGTCTGGTCTTACATTAAATGTATCGACCACCATAAATGCTTTTGGTGTTGCTTCCAAGTCTAATTGGTCTTTAATAAAACACCTGTACTGATATATTCCGTTGGTGTCCATTAATCGCTGATAGATTGCAACTAAAGTTATATCAGCCGTGACCGTTATCGTTCTTGGGTTTTGTGTGTTGCCATCATCCCATCTTACAAATTCATAATCAGGGAATGGTCTTGCCCACAAGATTGAAGTATAGCCACTATAATCATCGTTTGCCGAAACATACACACTAGCATATTCGATGTTCGTAGAAACCGAAATATGCAGAAGCGAGTCTGCTTCAAAATATGCGGTGACAGATACATCCTCTGTCAAGTGAATGGTCAAAGGTGTAGAGAAGTATTCTCTATCGTTTACCACATACTTGACAAAATGGTTCTGTGCATCGGGTATTACTGTGAACGTAACCTCGTTCTTGTCGGTTGCCCTTGTGTACGAAATCGCACCATCACCATCGACATCGGTTGTGACCGAATAGATCGGCTCAAACCTTGCTTCGAGTGTGGTGTCCTGTATCAAGGTATAAGTAAAGGTGGTATTGTCACTCAATTTCAGCGAGTTGGAATACCATCCTATAAATTGTGCATCTGCATTCGGTGTAGCGGTTAAGTATATCTTGTTTCCGTTGTCTACATCTCTTGTGTAAGATGCTGAACCTAGCGAACTATCATATGTAAGAGTGACTCGGTATAAGACTTCAAATACTGCAACGTAGTTGTAACCATAACCGAATTTTGCAGTAATATCGTATGCCATAGTTATTCTCCTACTTCAAACGTATAAGTTG